TTAAGCTAGATGTAAGAAAAGATAAGGATACCACTTGGATTACTGGGCCGACTATAGATACGATTAGCGAGTTTGGTATTATGGATTACATTGTGTCTACTCTACGGGAGGAAGGATTTAGCGTCGAACCAAGACGGAAACGCGCCCCTACTCCTGAAGGGAAGTTCCTCGAAGAATGGGATGAGATAATAATAGACATGGGTAACCTGAAAAGAGAAGCTACAAGGGAAATAGTATGCGAAAAGCGCTAGCGATTACCTTGTGGAGAATAGGAATTATATTCTGTAAATTAAGTGAAAATTTATTTGATTTTCAAAATGAAATGTCAGACTTTGACTATTGGAATAATCAAGAGGAAAGGAAATAATATGACCGTTGAAACAAACTTACAATTTTTATTAGACAGATTAGCAGATGGTAAGTTATTTACTATTGAGACTTTCGATGATGTTAAGTATGGCATAGATAATAACGGATTGTTTAAAGTTAAAGACGGCAAAGTCATAGGCAGCGCTATGCTGTTCAGTAATTTAATTGACCATGATTTATGTGAGGCAGACGAAAAATGAACGCAAAAGAAATGTTTGAAGAATTAGGGTATACAAAGCACGAGCATAAATTAAGTATTGAATACTTTATGCAGAACCCAGATAATCATTCTGTTTACGAAGTTGTGTTCGATTTAGTTGAAGAAACTTGTTCAGTTAGAGTATGGAAAAGAATTGGTTTAGATACCCATCAGAACATTGATGCCATTCTTCATCTCGCTATACATCAACAAATGAAAGAACTTGGGTGGATTAAATGATTGAATTTATCGTGGTGTCAGTGATTACATTATATGCACTGTATTTAATATGTTGTGCATTTACTTTATTGATTTGCACAATCATGGAAGAGGAATTTGCTAGAACACCTCTTACATATATTTATTATCTAACCATTGTTGACCCAGCAGAGTTTTTAGCAAGAAAGGTACTGTGGACTAAATGAGTGACTTATATTCAGATGATAAAAGTAAGCCAGAAGTAAAGTGTTGTGAATGTGGTAAACAAACTACAAACTATATGGTTTGGAATGACCGAGAAGAAAAGAAAGACTATATAATTTGTTGGGATTGTTTAGACAAGGCAAACAGAGAAGGTAGAATAACTGCACAATGAGAACAAAACAAGATTTTCAAGATGTAATTGATGTGTTAAACCAACGAACTATAAATACGGGCGGTCTTGAAATAAGTCTTAAAAGTATAATTTGGTATGAATTAAAATTACTCCAAGACCTTATAAACAGTTTAGAAAGCGAGAAAAATGCGAACTAAGGAAGAATATCAAAAAGCGTTGGATGTTATGTTAGAAACAGATAGAAGAGACGAATATATATTGGTGGAGAACGCATTTAAGGTGCTTCAAGAACTAGTAGACAACTATAGGAAGAAGTATGTTCCAACAGAAAGATGGTCTACTGGTAAAATTGTAGGTAATAGTGGTGGAACTTGTGAGTGTGGAGCATCAGTTTTTGACAGTATGAAGTTTTGTAGATACTGTGGAAATGAGTTGGATTGGTCAGACAAAGGCGAGGAGACCAAATGACATTAACAAAAGAAATGTTGGAATCAATGGAAACCTATAACGAATTGATAGACAGTGAAGTTGTTAAGAAGTTTCTTAAGGCTCAACACGTCATCAACGAAGTTTGGAGTAGAACAGTTGAATATGAAGTATATAAAAAGGTTGGAAAGTATTCTTTATTAATTGAATTACCTTACGATACATTTTGGTTTAGTGGAAACAAGTTGATTACAAAGCATTACGGATATGATGGTAAAATACTGAGTGATGATAATAAACGTTCAGTTCATTTCTGTGCATCTTTATGCAAGTATTCAAAAGAATCAGTAATGAAATTGTTAGATGATAGAATTGTAGAAATGTTGGAAGAGGAAAAGGAAAGCAAATGACAATTAAATCATCAGGTTCAACAAGACAATTTAAGACAGGCGCACAGAGAGACAGCTCCGTTGGGAAACCGAGAATGTCTCTTATACCAGATGACTTAATGATGAGGGTAGCTTTGTGGTATGGGCTAGGAGCAGAGAAGTATGGTGATGACAATTGGAGACTGGGCCAACCTCAACGCGAATGTCTTGACGCATTAAAAAGACACCTTGCTAAATGGGAAAGCGGGGATAAAGACGAAGACCACTTGTCCGCAGTTATCTTCAACGCATTATCAATTATGAATGTAGAACAGTATTTTGCAGACGACGAAGATTTGTTATTCAAACCATATCAAAAGCAAATAAGAGGAAAACAAAAATGAGAACTAGAGAAAGCTATCAAGAAGCATTAGATGACGTTAAGAGTTTAATTGAAGAAGTAGATTGTCCTTGGGAAAGTATACCATTTAGTATTGCGAAACTTCAAGAGCTGATAGACAGCTATAAGGAAAGCAGTGATAACACTGAGGCGTACCTTCGTAGTATAGAAGAAAGTGAGGAGGAGGAGGAGAAATTTTCCCATTACCAAAATGATACGAACTAAACAAGAATATCAAGAAGCGTTAAATATAATTTTAGCAAAAGCAAAAGTATATGATGTCATTATGGAAGGTAGTATTGAATATAAATACGGTATGCTTATAACAGAAGATAACGAGAAGATATTGAAAGAACTCATAGACAACTATAAGGAGAACTAATGATTAATTTAACCTATGGTGAGTTATATAAGTTTTTTGTTGCTTCTGAGCACATAGCTACTGGGATGGTATTAGACTGGAGACCTTGTGGAGAAAATGCAATATTCTTTTGGTTAAAAGGTAATCAGACAGTTAAAATTACAATGGTCTTACCCCCAGCAACTGGACTACTTGGAGTAGTTTATGACTGGCAGGTAAAATATGAATGAGGAGGAAAGTGAAATATGATAATTATTATTGAAGGACCAGACGGTGCAGGCAAGTCGATGCTGGCTAAACAATTAGCAGAACAGACAGGGTTTACTATACTACACCGACACCAGGTATCTTCAGATGAAGCTAAGTCAGAGATGATGGAGCAATACTTGGATGTGATTCTCCGTGCAGGGTATACCGGGCAAGGGTTTATTCTAGACCGCTGCTGGTATTCTGAGTACGTATATGGCAATGTATTTGGTGACCCTCATGTTATTTCTAAAGAAGCTATATTAAATATAGAAGTGAAGCTCGCGAGAGTAGGCGCACTAATTATATACTGTACAGGTGACAAGGACGTTTTATGGGGTAGATGTATTGCTAGAGGTGAGAATTATATTTCTACTAAGCTGCAGTATAACGAAATCTATGGAAGATATGTTGACCTGTTCTATAAAGAAAAACACCTAATACCAGTAGTATCTTACGAATATACTGAATAGTTGTTTACAATTAATATCTTTTGTGATATAATGAAATAGAAAATAAAGGAGCATAAAATGGAACCTAAACAAATGCCTAAGTTAGATTTTAAAGTTCTTAAAGCAGTGGCGGAAGATTTATCATACGACGTCAGAATGTGTTCTTGTGGTCAGCATTTATCTCTTAGTGATAATTTACAAGTTGAACACGACTATGATTGGTATAGAATAGCAGCACATATTGGAAATAAGTATTTATATGCCGAGTTTACAAGTTACATCGAATATGATGCAATACTTCGAGAATTAGAAAATGATTTGGTGTCGTGTATAACAACTAGATTTAAAGACTGAGTTAAAGTAAAAGGGAGAACAAATGAAAAAGTTTCTAACAACAAAGTTTGAGATTACCTATTGGGAGTATGCTCTCATGATATTTATTTCGGTAGTCGTAACAAGAATTATCAATTAAAGGAGAACCAATGGCTAAAGTAACACAAGACCAGCTCGACTCATTAGGGATTAAAGTTGAACAACAATTTTATTGGAATAAAGATAAGAGCATCAGATATAGAGTGTCTGAATCTTATGAGTTAGAATATTTTTCTATTATACAAGTTAAATGGGTACCTTCCCACAATAAAATTGAAGAGGTATCAGCGGCTGATATTGCGGTATTAATATGATTATTATTTTAGAAGGTCCAGATGGTAGTGGCAAAACTACCCTAGCAAAGAAGTTAGTTGCTCAAACAGGTTACGCATATATCCATAAATCATACCCTAAAACTCAAGAAGAGATGGAAAATATGTTTCAAGAGTACAAGGAATTATTAGACCAGCAGGACAACTTAATTATCGACCGCAGCTGGTTCTCAGAAATGGTCTACGGACCCATCCTGCGCTCCAGGTCATACATTACAATGGAGCAAGCACTAATACTAGAGCAAGCCGTTGCAGCTCGTGGTGGACTTATAATCTACTGCACAGGCAATATCGATAACTTATGGTATAACTGTTTGTCTCGTGGCGAAGACTTGATTAGGGACTATAAAACGTTTGCTCAAATTTGTACACGCTATACTGCTTTGTTTAGTGGCGCGGTAACTATAGTGCCAGTAGTAAAATATGAAGTTAACTTACGTACAGGAAAGGAAGACTATGCGAAACTATTTAGAGCTGGGGAATAAAATTATTGAGCAGGGCGACCGAGTAGAAACACGAACAGGATTCACCAGAAGTTTAACGGGTGAATCTCTTAGCTTCAATATGGCAGATGGTTTTCCTATGCTTACAACAAAATATATTAACCCACTTCATATTAAACATGAAGTTTTGTGGTATCTAATGGGTACAACTTCAATTGAGTATCTACAAAATAATAATATTCATATCTGGGATAACTGGGCGGATGAATATAACGATATTGGTAAGACCTACGGATATCAGTGGCGCAGATTTAATGGCGACAATCATCTTGGTGACCAATATAAGAACGCAATCAACTTGTTGAAAATGGACCCTTTCTCACGCCGCATATTAATCAACGGATGGAACCCATTAGAACTCCATGAAATGAATTTGCCACCCTGTATTATTAATTTACATTTAATTGCACGACCAGATAACAAACTAGACTTAGTTGTTTATCAACGTAGTGCTGATTTCTGTTTAGGGGTACCATATGATATTGCTGAGATGGCTTTGCTGCTACATATGATTTGCGCTGAAGTGGATATGATTCCAAATAAACTTACTATCACATATGGTGATGTACATGTTTATGAGAATCACATTGATACCTTTAAAACAGTGCAAGCAATTAGAACCCCTAGCAAGTTGCCTACATTAAATCCTGATTGGTCACTAACCGGCTACGAACCTCAAGGCAAGATTGCCTACAAGATATCTGTATGACAAGAGAACAATTGATTGCTTCACTGAGATTCGATGAGTCTATGTCTCAAACTAATATGCCGGTAGACGGGAAAGATTTCATAACCTTTACAATTACTAAAGGAGAGTTTACCCGTAAACTTGTTTATGCAGGTAGTGGCTATTTAAATAATGAGGAAGCAGTTACTGAATCCTTAGCTATGGCATTAGAAGACGTTCGCAGAGATGCTGGCAGCATAATAGATGTAAGTACGTTTGAGAGCAAAGTATTTGTACCTGAATTCGATGAAGCAAATATCACTACAATGTACAATGAACGTATTCTTGCCTCTAGAGTCCACGGAGGAAACACTACAACAGTAAGTGCTGGGCGGCCAATATCTTGGGACACATCTCCACTAAATGATGTAACAGCGATAAGGCTTACTAAAGATAAAGACGAAGTACAAGAGGTTAATATTAATGGAAGAAAGATGGGAATCTCTAATATAGTTATAACACCAGTAGCACCAGAAAAAGAAAATACTTTTAAAAGAATAATGCAGATACTTTGGAATTGGATACGACCATAGGAGGTAACACAATGAAAATTCGTATAAGCTATACACAAGAAGACGTTCAGCAGGCACTAGATAATTTTCAGAAAGGGCACTATACTCATGAGGACTATCTAGTTATTCAGCAAGTGCTAATTGAGAAACTTGAGAGTCTAGAGAAGCCCGTGGACGATTATAATGTATGAAAGTTGATATCACAATGGACCGCTCAGTAAAGCAGAGACATGTTCAAAAAATTATTATTGCAGATGATGTACCAATTGAATTGCACTACCGTGGAAAAGTATATGATATGGAAAAGATATTAAACTACTTAATAGAAAAGATTGCTTATGATGATTGGATGAAGCGAGAAAGGGAACAAAATAGGTACTGTGATTGAACACTTATGAAATGATAACAATAATATTATCTTGTACAGTTCTTATACTATTATTTTGGACAAGCAGTAGATTAGATGAAAGAAAGAAGGATAACAAATGAATGAATTAATGTTATTGTATACTGTCGGTCTTATTTTAGGCGGAATCATTGTATTCCTTGGGTTTAGAATCATGGACGAATATACAGATTTCTCTATGGGCATATTGTATTGTATAATTTCTATACTATTTATCCTACTTGGGTTTGGGTTGTCTATGGCATTCTTAGGATGGTGGGTTTAATATGTTAAAAGACTACCTAGAGATGTTGAAGATATCCGCAGCCTACGTTGGAATCATTGTTTTGGTGTTTGTTTCTTTTATAGCTTTGGGAGCTATCTTCTTTGAGCTGGTAAAAATTAATGTTATATTAGGTGCGCTGTTCTTTATTGTTATGCTTATTTTTATTCTGCCAATTGTAATTATGCTTGATGGCGGGCTTTGGTAACCGAATGATAATTAACTTTGATGTAGAATTAAATAGCAAAGGCATAAATAAGAATATAGTCTGCGTTGCAGATGATGAAACACTGATAAAAAACGGTTTTACTAATCACCACAAACCAACAATGTACTGGAGTTCTAATTTAGGAAATGAGATTGTATTTAGTATAGGTGTTAACATAGCCACTAGAACAGTTGAAATTGATATCCTAGATGATAGCTTCTGCCAACCTTACGACTATCAAGCAATGATAGAAAGAGGAAGCACAAACAAGATTGTCTTAGAAGTTCACAACAAAGTTCAAGCAATTATGAAAAAGCTATTAGATAAAAATATTATTAGTGGATACACAATAGGAGACTATATATGAGAACTGAACAAGAGCAACTTGAATTGTATCGTGAGCAACTAGAAAAAGAAAAATATGAATATGAACAATATGTAAAGGAAGAGCAGGAAAAAGCATTAAATACCGAGTTCACTTATCGAGGAATTGACAAGGAAGAGTTGCTTAATGCAATGAAGGAAGTCGAAAAAGAGTTACCTAATCCTACACGAACTAAAGAAGACTATCAGAAAGCATTAGATAATATATGCTGTTGGGTAGTCGCTTGGGCCGACTGTTATGAAGAAAAACACGTGCTTCAAGAACTGATAGATAATATAAAGGAGAACAAATGAATAAAATTATAACTATATTACTGTTACTATTACTTGGAGGTTGTTCTGTAAATGTTGAAGCTAAGAACTCAATGAATGACATTAGTGGTTGGGCAGAGACCTTCTGCGATTACGAAACCAATGTTGAATATCTCGTAAGTCGCTATGGTGATTTTGCTACTGTTCGCTATAATCTAGACGGAACATTTAAAGCCTGCGATTAACTATATCAAATTAATAAATAATTGTTTACAAACTACCATAAATATGATATAATGTTTTAGGAGGAAATGTAATGACACAATTAAACAAAGACTCTTATTCTAACTTAAGAAGTATGCCTAAACAGCGTCTAGCAGAATTTAGAGGGCGGTTCTATAGAAATCCTGGAATGGGTATGTATACACATTGTAAGTACCTAAGCAGAATTGTAGACCGTCATGACATTTACATTTTTGGAATTAAAGTTTATGGATGGAATGTTTGGCACCTAGCTAGACGGAAAGTAAACAGGTAACAAAATGAAAATCTTCTATTATAAATTTTTAATTGTAGTAACACTATACTCTTTAGGTTGGTTTACTTATCAAATAGTTACTACAGAATCATTAGTATATTTATTCCTTATTTTTTGGGGATTACTTCTGTTGCCAGTATTTTGGCAAATACACGATGACCTGAACGGAGAACAAAAATGAAAAAACTTTGGTCGATAGATATTTCCTTGTCGAGTGCTTGGAATAAGCTTGAAGCAGATACAAGAGAAGAAGCAATTGACATAGCTATTGCGAGACTTCTGTCTTCAAGTGAAGATGTAGAAGTTAACTGTTGTTATGAAGTTGATAAAAATGGTCGCAAACTACCAGACTATGCGCTGAGTGATGCTGACAAAGCTGTCGTTAAGTCATTAGTTGGGTTTGATGATGAAAGTTTCTTTGCTCGCGGTTGCGGTGATGTAGATTTCTATAACCACAATGAGTTTCGCGTTTGTACGTTCTATCGTCAGGCTGATATGTTTAATTGCGTTCCAGACAATGGTAAAGTAACTCTAGGCGAGTTACGGAGAGGTCTATAATGAAAATAACAGAGAGTGATATCCTAGGTCTATTAGGACTTAAGGTAGACCAGAAGTTTGAGCTTGAGATTAGTAGTGGTAAGTTTAGAGACGTGATTGTCAAGATTGACGAGAAAGGCTATTACATTGAACAGTCCGATGGAAGCCCGCTTTGGGGCGGAGTAAGTTGCTTAATAGGCAAGGATGTCTTTCCTAAATTAACACAGGAATTGACCACTATTGAAAAAGCAATTGTCCAAACTATAATAAACGAGGGCCATGAAACGATTGCAAAAGATAGTAATGGGAATATCTGGTTAGATAGAACCGATGTAATGACTGGGATTCAAATCCCATTATTAAATAATCTATTTCATTTTATTAGAAATGACACGTGGGTATGTGTAGATGATTTAAGGAAGTCGCTATAATGCCTAAAATGACAACAGACGACCTATTAAAACACTTGGGTTTGGAAATAGGTAAGGAATACGTTTGCAGTGTAAATCCACCAGTTAAGTTTACTGTTTTAGGAATAGCAAGACATTCAAGAGGAGTAGTAAGTGTTATTATGGATGGCAAAACAAGGGATTTGGATTTAATTGAATTGGTTGATAGAGAGGTAAACGAACTATGAGCGAAGTCACAACAGAACAATTTTTATTAAGCCTTGGAGTAGAGGTAGGCAAACCATTTAAGGCCGTAGGCAAGAGACTTAACGGGATATATATCATTGTTTATTTTAAAGAAACGTTTAGTTATTTACAGCATTATAGCGTATTCGATTTTAATATGGATGAATACGAAGAAGATTATGGAAATTCGTTAGAAGTACTACTCGATTGTAAAATAACTCCTTTGCCTAAATACACTTTAAGTGAAGATGAAAAGGCGATAGTTAGAAATCTAGAAGAGGGCATTGGCGAAAGTAGTGTAGTCCGTAGGGCAGATAAGAAGAATTTACTTATTATTGTTTATTATATTGATGGCAGCCAAAAAGCAAGATTTAGATTTCCATATGCCCACTTATTTACATTTATCAAAGAAGGTGAAAGCGTAACTTTTGAAGAATTGAGAAAGTGCCTATGATTGTATATAAGCTATTCAGAATTAAGAACGGTAAACTATATCCATTATTTATTAATCGTGCTAAAGAAGTTCCTTTAGGTATTTGGCTGGACTCCGAATGTTATCCGACAAAAGGATTTGCAGTACGACAAGGTTGGCATTGTTGCTTGCAACCCGTTGCACCTCACCTTAAGACAGAACTAAAGTCCGGTGAGAAACGCATCTGGGTAGAATGTGAAGCTGAAGGTTTAGAATATTATAAGCGACCTGAATCGCAAGGTGGCATGTGGGTCTTAGCACAACGACTTAAAGTTAATAAGATATTAACTACCTGAGGAGGTACCATGAAATACTCAGAAAACTTTGATAAGATTATGGGTGCTATAGATAATGGTGACGGGATAGCTATCCGAGGTCAATATTATCATTATACAGGCAAGGGCTTTCATAAAGCACAGTATAAGATTGTAGAAGGTTTCGATGGTGAATACATAAAATATTTAGATGCTGGAGTATATAGAGGTGACCATCCTGACATTGATGTTATTAATGCTTGTAGAGCAGAGGTGTCTGTCATACCAAACTCTGTAATACCTACAGAAGAAGAAATAAGCGAATTCAAAGAGTGGCAAGAACTTAAAAAGAAGTTTCGTATGCAGGGTAACGGATTTATAATAGAATAAGTATTAACTAAAAAGAAAGAAGGATAACTAATGGAAATAGCTGCGGGTGTTGTTTTGATTATTGTTGGTCTATATTTAATTTTTGTAGATTAGGAGGCAAGCGCTATGATAATTGTAGATGGCGATGTAGTTATAGATGGTATTAAGAGAGATGATAAGAGATTTTGGCGCAGCGCCCCAGTAAAATACTGGTGTTGGGATGATATGGATGAGCAGAAGATTTATGAAGATGATAGCCTTGATATTTATGATAGAGATAACAAGTTAAGAAAACTTGCTAAGTATCATTATTGGATGTATAAGAAAGACATATACGAAAGTCAATGGCATTTCTATAAATGGTGTTATGTAACTCGTTATTTAGAGAAGACATATAAAGAAATACATGGTAAAGAAGCATCAATACACGGTTTAGATAACCAGTAAAGGAGCGCAAATGAGCACTAACATACAACAAAGTCTTTTGCTAGATACTACTAATAATATGAATGAGGTCAAGCCTACAGTAATTACCAAAAAGCAACATGATAAATTACAGTGTGCTGTTGATGCAAGCACAAGTTTTAGTAATGGGGATTTAGCAGTACTCAAAGAAATTATTGCTTATGGATTAAAAGTAGAACCACGAGATAAGTTTGATGAGATGACAAATAATCAGGTTGAACGTATTAAAGAAATTGAGGCTGCCTTAAAGAAGCATAAATATCCTAATTGCACCTTTAAAGAATCCTGGTATACTGTGAATGAGTATATTGAATCTTATAAGCATCATACGCGTCCGTATCAAATTAATCCACGATATGTGAAAGATAGTTATCGGCATTCGTGGTATTATCCTAAGAAAGGTATAAATTTAAAGGAACCAGCTCATAGAAAGTATACAGACCTAGTACCTGCAAATAGTATTTGCAAGAGTCAGAGAGAGTGCATATTTTTGTATAATTTAGTTAAGGATTCTAATTTAAGTAAATCTAATATTACGCGGCTGTGTGCAGTGTTAAAAGCCGTATTAAGAACAGAAAAAGAACTTAGACTCAGTGAATTTAATGTATCTGCAAGAGCAACTGCAGGTATATTTCTTACATGTAATGTGCAAGGGTGCTTGGCACTAGAGGATACTACGCATACGAGTATTAAGCAGTATATAGATTATGCAAAATCATACATTGGAGATAATGTAAGTGTAGATTACAATTCCCATAAAGAAAGAGGAACAATATGAACAAGTCCAGATTGAATAGATTATCAGTGGTTAATTTAAATAGAGTTATCACGGATAAGCCACAAGAATTACGTAAGATGATTAACGGGGTTGAACATTGGTGGGACCCTATCAAAGAAATCTGGCGCGAAGCACTGTATTCACCAAGAAGTAAGAAGGACTAGCCATGTCCTATCTTTCTGTTAGATATGTTATAGCAGCAGGCTTTCCTGATGAACCTGCCAAGGCAGGTGTAGTGACATACTTACGGGATAATGGTCCTGGTAAATGGTGGACGGGTGATGTGAATCTAGCAAGAAAATTTAAGACGACAGACGACGCAGAAAAAAGAATGAAGAAGATTAAACATCGTGAGCCTTACTTAATAGAAGTAGGCGCACTTGTTAAATAACCAAGGGAGAAACAATGGAAATTAAATTTCATAATATGGGATACACTACTAAACCTTTTAAGGCACATGAAAATGATGCGGGCTATGATGTCTTCGCGAGAGTGGACACCTACATACCAGCCCATACAGTCATCAAGGTGCCACTTGGATTTGGGGTAGATGTTCCTGCTGGATGTATGGCAAACGTGTACCCACGCTCAGGCAAGAGTCTCCAGGGACTGTTGCCGCAGTTGCCTCCAATCGATTGTGGGTATACAGGCGAAGTACATGCTATCGTATTGAATACAAACTTCTTTGATGTAACAGTAAAAGCAAATGATAAGATTGGACAACTAGTTTTTGTTCCTATTATGCATTTTAACTTGGTAGAAGATATTGTAGACAATAGAGGAGACGGTGCCTTCGGGTCAACGGACAGAGTACAATGAGCGAAAGTAAAATTATAACTGTATATCAAACTAAGACCAAATCAATCTTCGGACCCGTTGGATATTATATTAAAGACAACTGCCTGGCAAATGGGGAAGAGCTTATTCCTTCTTTTATGCAGGATTGGTTTTATGTTGAGGGCAACCTAGACAGCTTGGTAGAGCTTAAAACGACAAAAACTAATTCAAGATATGAACTTATTAATAAAGATTTGTACAATGAAAAGATTCCAATGTTGATTGATGACACGACAAAAGAAAAGTATAAACCTTTACTTGACGCAGAGTTATATAAGTACGTATCCGATTCGGTAGTCACTAATGTAGAGCTTGAACGTGAAGTAATTAAATTAGATATTGATTCTGACTTTATGAATAAAACAAAGAAGTCCTGGGACAAGAGCCCGAGCTGGTCAAGAGATGATAAGATTTATTTTACAATAGACTTAGTTGAATATCATCCTGTATTAAAATGTATGACACCGCGACCTCTTCTAGATTTAACACGGCCATGTCGTATCGGCCAAAGTAGTTTGTTTATTATGTTGGTAGACCATATCGCGCAAGCTGCACCAGTCAATTATAGAATTACGGAGTGCAGTAATACTTTGTTTACAGTTGTATATGCAAGTGATAAGAAGCGCCTTATGAAGTGGGAGAACTGGACAAACAACAGTAGCCTATTCACAAATGCCTTCAATGCATTCTATGTCTACGGGGATAACTACGGAGAGCTTATTGAAAAGGTTCATGCATTTGGCGACAAGGTTATCGAGTTATTGAAAGCTACTGATGAAGCTGGATTAACAACTGCCCTGTATGAATTCCTGCAAGGTAAAGACTTCCGTAAGGATAAACGATATCCACTGCCTCGTTATCAAGGGAACAAAAATGAACGATAATGAATTTGTATTAATAAACCTTTATGGTAAGAGTGCACCAGGATGTCTACAGAACACTCTTGTTATTAGAAAAAGCTTGATAGCATGTTTACAAAATGAGATAGATAGTAATATGAAGCAAACCTTTCGGATTAAATTTACAGATGATGACACTCATTATTATGGACTCGAAGAAGAAGAATATTATAGATTGAGCTCAATTCTTACCGGATATAATACAAGACCTGTATCTAAAGATAGTTTATAAATAACACAAAAGAACTTCCTATTGTCAAAGCCTGAGAGCTTATATGATGATAGGAAGTTTTTTATTTACACAGGAGGAAATATGACAGAAAAAAAGTATTCTTATGTTGAAACATGTATGGGGTATCACTTTAGATATAACTTTACAGATAGCTTATTGGAATTAGTTTACGAGGAAGACGAACCAAATGTTTGGACAGTAATAGATAATATAGGATTGTCTAAAGAGAACTGGGAAAACGGTAAAACAGAATATATGGAAGAGTATGCAATAGCTTTAGACGATGAAGTATCACAAATGGATTTATCTGAATTCTTATAAGAAGCAACTGGAGGTTATATGAAAAAAGCATTAGAACAAGTTAGAGGAATGGGATATCTGCCGCAAGATACAGACGCGATAGGGCAGACACAGGCTGACAAGGACGCAGCAAATAAAGAGATGTATGTTGTACACATGGAAGAAAAAAAGTTCAACCAGTCGACCCCATCGGTCTCTGCGTTTACAAATAAGCCATACGAGAAAGCGGATGATGCCTGGGTACAACTTAAACAATTCGGAGTCAATCAATATAATAAATTAAAATCCACTAGTGCTACTGGAATGAAGTATGAAATCAAACAGAGTGGTGCTAATGCAGATAAAGCAAATGCTTATATACTTATCTACGGGTACGAGAACGATAAGGTGCCTGAGACAATCAAGCAGGCTAAGTACTATCTAAAAATTTATATGAAGAAATCTAAATACTATAATGCAGGTGGTGGTTCTGAAAAGTATGGAAAGAAAATACCAAACGCTGCATCCGCTGCAGGAGGCCAATCTATAGTTGATGAATATATTATCGTAGGGGAAAACACTATGGAACCTAGAGCTTCTACTTCATATCCGAATGTTAATGCGGCTATGGCATACATTAAAAATGAAGTTGCAAAAGATATACAGATACAAAAGCAATATTATGCGGTAGAAGACGATATAGCAAAAGACCCTGCAGCAGATAAAGGCAAAGCTGTAATGGTTTATTTTTCTAAACTTAACGAGCCATTCTCTATTTATATTATTAGAGGTACTGCAATTAAATCCGAATGGAAAAGATTTGTTGACGTAGCAAATACCAGGCCGCAAGCGCCCGCAGATACTAAAACAGCACCTGCAGCGTCAGTGCCAGCACGGGTAAGAAAATAATTAATAAGGAGGACTATGAATCAAATTAAAAGTATACTAGAGAACCTAGCTAAGCCGGAAGACTTAGTAGCACAATTTCAATCGTCCTCCTATTTTAAACAGAACCATCAGTTTAGATATAGAGGTCACTGCACAGAAGTTGCAAATGCGTTTAAAGTATGGGCAACTGAGCAGGGAGTAGATACTTCTACATTCAAAATAACAGAGGGCATGTTCAAAGCAGATAATATAGTATCAGCTAAGAGAGACTTAACAGATATGATGCGGTACGAGATGAAGAAATTAAATTTAAATCCAGGCAGTAGAGAAGACAGGTATAAATTTATTTCAGAACATCCTACAAGAAAACACGAATGGAAATATATACCACACGCATGGGTAAAAGATAACAAAGGAAACATATACGACCCATCAGGAAAGTATCAATTCATTAATACAGGACTAGCAGCAGACTTAAATAGAAGCAGATATAGAGAAGAATCACAGTGGGCAAAGCATCCAGAGGATTACGAGGAGGGGATATGAACATATATAAAAAGATAATTAAAGCGATTACTGAATCGTACTCAGCCAGTGACTTCGGTGCGTGGTTTGTTTCAATACGTGAGGGTAGGTCAATAGATGTATCTGAGGATAGAGGTGGTGGGCATCATGCAGGTTACTTGTGGGCTACTAAAGACGTAAAAAATGCAAAACGGATAGGGCTAGCAGAAAGTGATATGAAATTAGTAAGAGACTACTTTCTCAGCGAAGAAGATAACTGGATAGAACGAGAAGATAATTTTATAGGCGGTAGTATGGTGATGAGACCAAATAATAAAGAATTCCTTTTAGCGATAGCACCTATATATAATAATTACTTTAGAGCAATATATAATGATGACTTTGGTGGGATGTTATTTACAATAGGGAAACCAGATAAAGAAACACATCATATGGTCATAGCATTCTTAATAGAGGTCAGTAGAAGCAAAGAGATAGATGTTATATACGTAGATACATACGATGATAAATCAATATGGACAGGCTTAACCTTGCAAGAAGCAGCAGGAACAGATAGTTTTAGTGATATTATTGAAGACAAATGGAAGGGTTATTCCAACTATTACTACAAAGACACCCGCTGAAAGCGCTTACATTGTAGAAAAGTGACCTTAGAAGTCAAATTGCCTAGCGCATTGTGGGCAGTTAGCAGCTTATATGATTGTAGATTATAATATGGATGTGTGCGAAAGCATGCATCTTTATCCGTATATACTAGGAGGTAACATGATAAAGTACAAGAGTATATTAGAGAGTCTTAAAGACTTAGACCAGCCTAAGGTGGACGAGCTGTATAACAACATGGTTGCTTCGGGTATATATAAAAGAGCAAAAACTGTTGATGATGGCATCATGTATATCTTTCCTGATGGGCGTATGCTTTCTGCTAAGATGTATAAGAGCGATGATGAGATGCTTCGTGATGTATACCACCAACATATTTATCAAGATATAAAGGACGCACGGATACGAGATAGTGACAAGCACCCTTCATTAAACAACTCTTTAGGTACTTACTACAATTTAGTTATTGTTGCACCTATGGATGCAATGAATAGCTTAGACTCCGGTGGATTTATCTTATTGAATTGTAATGTAGACCTAACACCAGAACAGAAAGTAATAGTAGATAAACTAGTTGCATATGGATACAAAATAGCAGAGTCGCCAGAAGAGTGGGCAGAGGACGCATTTTATGACAATGATTTCTGGTGAGGATATGGAGGAAGATAATGAAACAAAATAAAACAGTATTGGAATCTATACAACGATATAAGGTGAGTCAATCACGACTTATATTAGAAGCGTTGAGAGATATGCCTAACGAAACTAAGGGCAGTAATTATTCTAAGGAAGACGCACAGCAACTCGGTGACAAGCTAGGAGTTGACTGGGATAAGATATCCCTCGACCAATTTCATATGGGGCTTAACGTAGAATTAGAACACGGTAAGAAGAACCCGGAAACAAATGTAACAGACAACGACGTCGAAGAGACGGCACGTATCGCATTGGTACATCTAGACGAGGTGTCAGACTATTATACTAAACTAAAGAAGGTAGAGCACTAACATGGAAACAGTATCTGAAGCGAAGGTGTTACCTTACAGTGATGCCTTAGCAGATATGGTAGAAGGTAACTACGGTTATCGTAACGAAGCATTCATGGGTGACAATACTAATTTTACTGCACGACAGATTCTAGAGTATGAAATCCTAGACTTAGGTAACACAGATATTAAAGTCTTCTGTGCTAATCACTATGGGATTACTGCAAAGAGTTCATTTAACTTTCTATCAGGACTATTTAAATATCTTACACACGAATTAGGCACAGACCAATTGTACGCAGTATGGTTGACTACCCGTAAAGGTGTAGAGCAATATTATGTATTGCCAGATGCAGATGCAGACCTTATACGATATGAATTGCCAGCCCACTATGTAGTCATCAGCGACCTCAGTCACGAAGGTGCACTGTTCATATCGACGATGCCTATGAAGAAATGGAAACATAACCGGGTATAACCCAAGGAGGAATAGCATGAAGAAATTTTATGTTACAGTTGAGATTACAACTACAGCCACAGCCACTAATAGCTTTTTTATAGAAGCAAACGATGAGGACGAGTTAGAAGACCTTATCCAAGAGATGGGACCAGATGATGATATTTTTGCAATAGATAACGATGAGTATGTCTTAGACTTAGACAATGCACAAGTAGAAATTACGAAGGTAGAATATGAAGACGGTGAGACAGATGAAGAATACACCAGAGAACAAATTCAAAATAGGAAAGATGACGCAGCAGCGGACGACCTTAAGAATGTTCGTTTAGGTATCTACGATGAATCACTTGCAGCCTTGCTTACAAAAGTAAATAAAAAATAATTATTAAGGAGGTCATATGGTTAAACAGAGCAGATTGATTTTAGAAAATTTAAATGACTTAGGTGATGATAGTATAAAAGAATTGTTCACCCGTCTCGTTGCTAAGATGCACAATGAGTCCAAGGTATCCGATAAGGATATGGTGGTCTTCGTCCTAGACGACGGCATGATGCTTGGCGATGTAGGCAGTGAACACCACGCAGTAATGGAATGGGAGATAGGCAATGCGGTCGGAGACGGCCTCGCTATCTTTGTTGCTGAAGACGATATGCATTATGACCTAACGACTTTTGAGACGACTGCCCTTACTGTAATTATACCACCTGCCTTCGAGGATGATAAATTTGTAATGTTAGATGCAGTAGAGTTAACAGATGAGCAGACAGACACAATAGAGCAGCTATCGACCATGGGATTTAAATCTGTATCGATAGTGTTACCATATGAACGAGGTGCACGATGAATGACAAAATAAAAATATTACTTGAAGCAGTCAATCCTGCGAATGCAAAAATAAACGCTAAGATAATAAAAGCGTTAGGCACCAGGGATGAAGAGGAAGCCAATAAGATATTGAAAGGTACAAACCTGTATACAGAAGATGATGGTGACCATCAGGAAAGTCTATCTATCGGCCTAGACAAAGATGGCAGCTGGATAAACTACTTTTCTATTCAGTATGAAAACTATATGGATTACCAACAGGATAGAGAAGACCCTCTCGATGGTATGATACTTTTTAATGGAAGTCCTTATGTTAGAGCTAATAAGAACATAGACTTCTACGATATGTTAGTTAAGGGCGTGTCTCTTAAGAGTACTCCTGATGACTATACGCCTACCCCAGCTAGTATAGCACCTACAGTAAACACTCACAAAAAACTTAACACTGCTGTTGCAGACAATGAAGACCGTGCGGAAGCCACTAAAAATCTTTATGCATCTGTGCTTAGAGCCGCAAGAGAACTGCAACAAGGTATTGATAATGCGTGCTCAGCTAAGCTCGGCATAATGAAATTTAAATTACATAAGACAGTACTAATAGCTAAACGTAAAGAAGAACTTAATAGTAAAGTACCATTAAGGAATGCTTTAGACTTCGAGATACACTCTACTAATTTTATTGATACACCACTACCTCACATCATGAGCAAGCAACTTAACAGCTATCGCTCAGTTCTAATTGTGGACTATACCTCATTCTTAATGAAGGAAGCATATACAGTACGCGGCTTCAGCGGACAAAATCCGGATGGAAGCAGTGACTTCCTAACCTTCTCAGAAGTACTTGGTCGATTGGACAATATGCGTCGAGAAGAGCTACTGCCAATGGAACAGCTACAAGAACTTATAAAGTTCCTAAAAAATAGAAAAGAGGCCAATCGTGAACAAAATAGTTAGTCGCCTCTTAGAGGCGGTCAATCCTGCTAATAAAGATATAAACGATTTGATTATCCAAGTGCTTGTGGACCGAGATTTGCGTGGCGGATTACCTGAGGAACTGAGAGCCACTTCTAATAATGGTGGAGAGAATGCCTCATACATTATTAAGAACATGCATACCGGTAACTACTTTTATATTCGTTATGAGAATTACGATGAGAGACATAATGCATATATGAGCAAAGACCCTAAAGACATTTTAAAAGGCACTCTCGTAGT